GATAGCGTAACGCCTTGCGTAAGTAATTGCCGAACCGCGACCTTGTGGGTCGTCTTTCACTGGTTTCATCGTGTAGTTTGCCTGAATCCATTCACCTGATTCGTGCATCAGGATTGTTTCCAATCCATAATCACCCACTGGAAATTGTGCAATAGTTAAACCGCTTTCAATCAATCCATCATTTGTTGCGTCAAGGATGTTTGACAATGATGCATAAGATGATTTGAAGAAAGGATTTTTTGCATCCTTTTTGATTGTGTCCACCTTTACATGAAAGGTGATAAGTGCTTTTGTTAGATTCTTAATTGAATCGCTTTTTTGTAGTTGCATTGTGTTTAATTTTTAAAGTTCTGTTTCAACAATTATTTCCTTTTGTGTCATTCCTTTTGAATATTGAATCTGTGCGTATCTGTCAAACGCTTCGTTAATCAATTCCTTTTTACGTTCAGGTGTTTGTTCCAACCCAATGTAAACAAGTGAACCAGTTACAAATTCATTGTCCAAATGCGTGTAGTACGTCATGTTTCCGAATGCATCGGTTTCTTTAATCAATGTTGCTTTCATGTTTTTTTGTTTTAAAAGTTAAAAATTAATTCGTAAATCATATCGCCAAACAATGCGAAAAGCAATGCTGCTGCGATAATTAAATAATCAAATGTCTTTTTCATAATCAATGTATTTTTCGTTTTGTGTTTCAACGTAGATTCTATGCCAGTCAATATTTTCCATTATTTCCTCTCCGTTCAGATAGGAAGTGAACATATCTGAAATGTCCACTTCACCTTTTTCATCTGTGATTGTTGCGTAGTTGAAGAATTCAACGGAATGATTGTCGGCATCGTAGTCAACAACGATATTAAGGTTGTTGTTCCTGAAGTTGATTGTGTGTGATAGAATCATTGTTTTGTGTTTTGATGGTTTTGTAAATTAATTCGCGCAATCCGTTGTTGCCGTATCTTTCAATGATACTTTTTTCAACGTAGAGTGTAATTGCTTTTTTGGGATTGTTAGATGGTTTGCGACCTGCGTTCGTTCGTTTACCACCTCTGGTTGTTGTTTGTTCCATTTTTATTTGGTTTTGGTTAAGAATTTTTTTTGTAGGGATTCACGATTCTGCAAGTTGCATTTTCGTGATTCAAGACAACGAATTTAAAGTATTTTTTCAAATAATCCTCTGCGTGTTGTTCATTTTTAAATGGTTCAGAATATCCAACAAAATAGTTGCCATTGTAAACTTTGTAGCGTTTTGGGTATTCTTTTTTGAATTTGAATAGTTTGGTCAGTAGTTTCATGTTGTTTTGTTTTAAGTGGTTAAAAATTGTGCGTTACAGACGCACCCCTGATTGATTTAATTAATAAGGAAAATAATTATGCTTATCGTATCCTTTTCCGCTTTCTCCTTCAAATGAATCATACACAAGTCCTTTTTTTACGAGAGAAGATATAACACCTTTTTCTATTTGTGTTAATTCACGAGTGAAACAAAGATTATCATTTTCATCATACATTGAAATAATTTCATTTAATAATTTAGTTTCAAGTTGTGTTAGTTGCTTTTTCATGTTGTTTTGTTTTAAGTGTTATTGTTTTGTTTTGTTACACAAATATAGAACGCCTTTTTGAATTGACCTAATATTTTTTCAAATATTTTTCAAAGAAAACAAAAATAATTTTTCATAATATGACCAAACGCAATACAGACGTGGCTTTTGCCATAAATATACAATCTAAAAAAATATGTATAAAACCCAAAAAAAGATACTTTTTAGCATAAAAAAACCCTCAATGTAGACACATCAAGGGTAACCATTAAATACAAAACATGAGAAAAACTTATTCTTCATCGTCCTCAAACAACTCCGAATACATTTCATTTAAACATTCGTCAATGATGCGAATTGACTTGCGCCTGATTCTTTTTATTCTTTGCTCATCACTTTTGTTCATAATTGCAACATCCATATCATCAACACTGGACAAAGCAAAATATGCTGCCTGAATATACTCAATAGCATGGGTATATTCCATGACCATTTCCATTTCTTCTTCTTCCTTTTTAATTTCTTCACTCATAGTGTTTTGCCTTTATAGATTCTTTTATTATGGAAAATATAATCTTTGCCGTTATCATCTAACTCTACCCACGCAAAACCATGATTCCATTTATTCAATGGCATATAATCAGGATTCAATTCAGACAAACAACCGATTGACCATGTCGTTGTAATCTTCCCATCCATGTCAGTTTCCGTATGTTCACTCGTTGAATGGTTATGTCCTTGAAACGCTGATACCTTACCACGCAGATACAATCCCCTTGCAACGTTCACTGGCGCTGAAATTCCGCCGATATATTCGTGACCATGTATTCCGTTCAGGTCATTCAATTTCATGTATCTATTCGCCTCTATTATTGCCACATCATGTTCCCTTGCTTTGATGATATTTGCAAATTCAAAATCTTCAATTCCTGCAAGTTCACCCATCTTTTGGTAAAGGAAATGTTGATACCTGACCTCATGATTGCCCAACTTAAAATATATCTTGCAATCCAAAATTATTTTCAATTTGTCAAAGAATGATTTCAAACAATCCAATTCATATTTAAAATCTCTTTTCTTTGGGTCTTTCATAAACCTACTCAATGCGTAACAATCTATTGTATCCCCATTTAACAACAAAGCATCAACCTTTTCTTTTTTTAATATGGTTAATGCTTCAGTCAGTGCATCCAGTGAATGGTAAGGTAAATGAACATCGGATAAAATACCTACCTTTTTATGTTTGGGAAAAACAAATGGCTTGTATATTGTTTCATCCGATTCAGGCAGTTGATACGGATTTCGTGGTCGTTCAGGTACAATGTATTTATTCAATTCTGCATCTCTAAAATGTTTTTTCCCATCTTTGCCTTCAATTTGTCTTAACGAATGACGTGCTGCCTCTACATCACTGAACAATAAATTGTTTTCAGAATATAGAATCCTTGCAAGTTTAAGTGTTGGCATATCAGGAAACTTGTCACGATATTGCCTGCAAATGTCACGCTTTGTCATAATACAAATTTGATTCTGCTTCTCTACGCCTTGTCAAACCTTTCAATGGTGTTAGCACACCTTTAACCCTTGCCTTATTCCATTTCATGAATTCATCATGAATCGTAGGGTCATTAGGATTCAACAACGCCTTTTTGTAAAGTGTTGATTTCATAAGATTGCCAATGCCAACATTGTACACAAAACTCATCAACGCATCAAATTGATTTTGATTCAAATTCAATTTATTCAAACAATGCACTTTGTTATTGATTTCCCACATCAATAACTTTTCAGCGTTTTCCATGCTTATAACCTCACCCAATTTTACCTTCCGACCATCTGCCCACATCGTTGAACCAAAACCGATTGTTGGCACTCCTGCAGGACACAAATAAGCATTCGGATAAAATCCCTCAAATTGCTTTATTAAATCAATACAACGTTTTGATGCTATCATTTTCTAATTATGTGCATGATTAATGATATGCCAAATAAAGTTATTAAAATTATCACTAACCACAATAAATTCAACCTCTTTTCGTTTACCAAATCTTTATGTTTTTTCAAAGATTCAATCTCATAATTCTTTGCAAGAATCAATGCCGTATCTTTTACCGCATACCACTTATACACAACTGGCACTTCACGATTCAAAGTTTCCTGCAACCCATCAATAAATTCATAACTATCTTTCAATTCCTTTTTTAATTTCTTCACCTTATCATCACAATCCTGAACAATCGTATCATGCAGAATTTTGTTAATCGTATCGCGTTTAATAATTATTTTCCTTTTCAAAGAATCAACCGCCAAACGCCATTTGACTTTTTCAATGGTATCAACACGAATAGTCACCGAATCACATGGATAATTTTCTGAAACGAACTTTGAAACAACATCAGGCTTTTTCAACTTCGCTTCAATCAATTCTCTTTGTGCAGTTTTTTCAGTGTAGCAACTATTCAAAAGAAATCCACAAATGATTAAAAGATACCGCATAATGTTAATTTTGGGTATCGTGTTGCAATTTTGTGTTTTACCGACTATTTCCATAGTCGGTTTTTTTATTTCTTCAAAAACTTACCTTCATCATTTGACAAGTAATTCTTGATGATGTATGCAAGTGCAGCCGTTAATGATGTTGTGCCAATCATTTTCCAATTCAAAACAACTTCACCTGATTCCATTGTATTGTAAAGGAATGTGACCAGTGCAGATAACACCGCCACAATCATACCTTTGAAAAAATCTTCAATGTTGAGTTTCGCAAATCCTGATTTCATAATTTATTATTTGTAGTTAAAAAATACATCGTTATAATCATCATCAATAAAACAAAAAACTTATAATACGGATTTTCAAAATACATAGACAATGATGCACACACACTGAACATCAAAACAATCTTTGTTATTTCATTATTAGTTTTCAAGTTTTTGAATTCTTATTTCGTGTTCTTTCAAATCTTCTTTCATATTCTCTATGTCTTTTTTCATACCGACATCTGACAATAAAATCGTTTCAACAATCTTTTCAAACTTGTCTAATTTTTGAATAAATAATTTCGCAACAAAAATTATCAAACTAATCACAATGCCAATCAATAGGTTTGTCAAATCCGCAGTGTTCATTGTTTTGCTTTTTATGTATACTTCAAATATTGTGCAGTTTCTGGAATTTCACTATCCACGATTTCAAATATTTCAGGATGCTCAACGATTGATGGGTGTTCCTCTAATGGTTGATTCCATCCTTCAGTTATCACAATAGTGTATGCCGTTTGTTGCTTTGCACTCAAATCCAATTTCTGTCTGATGTGTATCATAATTAATCGGTAAAATATGTTAGTGTAAATCCTGAAGTTCTATATGAACCTGATGATGATGTTATGTTAAATTCAAATCCGTTGTTCGTTGCGTTGTTTTGCAATAACACACGACCAGTTGTTGCTGCCGTTGTTGATGTTCCCAAAAATGCCCATGCAGAACCTATAATGTCATTCGCTGCCGTTAGCGTTCCAAAATTTGTCGGTGATGGACAATCGGAAGGTAATGTCATTCTAACCGCAGTCAATGCCGAACCTGCCGTTCCATAGTTCAAAGAAATTGTCAATGTAACTTGT